CCGGTGTGTCCGGTACGTCGTCATACAGCGGCTTTTCTTCCAGCACGTCTTCTGCGTCTGCAACGTCTATATATTTTTCAATCATACGCCGCAGCGCTTCCCAGTCTGCTTCATCAAAAAGCGCAAACGTCTTGAAAATATTCTTTGCAAACTCATTCTGCCCGGTCATTACCCGGTCAATCAGCGTGTCATATTCTGCCTTGTCGTCGGCGTACATATCACCAATACCGTTCAATAGCCAGTCTTCACTAATGCCAAATTCACTACATATCAATTTATATAGCGACATTTTTTGTTCTGGTCTGGCAAGTCTGTTTAGTTCAATGTTGTTAATGGTATCACGGCTGACGCCAAGACGCTTGCCGAAAACTTCCATGCTCATTTTCAAATGTTTTTTTCGCAATTCACGTATTCTTTCGTAAATTTCCATTGAGTAAATACCCCCTTTCTTTATTAGTGTGATTTTAATATACAACACAAAAATCTGTTAGTCAACACAAAAATAGAAAATAAATACTGAAAATGTGTTGACATACAGAAAAAATAATGCTAATATCTGTATATCAACAGAAGTTGAAAAGCAAAAATGTGTTGAAAACACAAAGAACGGAGGTGGCAGCAGATGGGAGATAGTACAGAAGAAATGCTGAATGTGACCATAAAACGGCTGGAAGCAATCATGGTTCATTTTACACCGGAAGAAGCACTGGAAGCAGAAGCACACAACTTGATTGACGCAGCCATTGTTATTCTGAAAAGCAGCCGTGAAGACATGGACGCAGGCAAAGCCGCTGCGTACTGGGAGCAGCTAAGAGGTTACGCAAAGACACTTTACATTGAAAGCGTGACAATGCGCTACACAAAGCCACGGGCAGGAGAATTTCACTTGTCAAATAAGTTAATGACAATGATTTGCTTATGCAAAATGGAAAAAGAACGCATTGAAGAACTGGAAAAAGAAACTGACGCAGACAAGCCACGCCAGCCAAGAAAAGTCATAAAGTACAGAAACGGAAGACCGTATTTTGATTATGAATGATTTTTCTTAATCTGCCGCAACTGCTTTTCTTCATAAGAGCAGCGAGGGGCAGAAGACCCAAGTAGGCAACCATGATTTCTAATATCACGGGCAGAACAAATTTCAATATTGCAGCAGTCCTGCAAATACGTTCCGTCAGTGCCCAGACGGTCTTCAAAGTCCGGGGAAATCAAAGGATTGTTAGACATATTACACACCACCTTTGTTATGGATTGCCAGCCCTGAACTGGCTGACAGTCCAATTATAACAGAGGACAAGAAAACAGAAAAGGAGGAAACGAGCATGGCAGCAGTTGTAATGGAAGATAAGAAAAAAGAAATGATTGAGAAGACCGCACAGGAGTTCCAGAAGTTAAACGGTGACAATCAGATGTTCATTCTGGGTTATATGCTGGGTATTCAGCAGGAAAGACAGAGAACGACACCGCGGTCACAGACGGCATAGGAGGTGGCACACATGAAGAATGATACTGGCTGGACAGTCCGGGCAATCGGCGTCAGCTTTGTTGATGGGAAGCGGCAGGAAAGACCGCTGGAAGATTTCACAGAAGCAGAACTGAAAGAGATTGCCCACAGAAAGAACATAGAAGCGCTGGCGGCTGCCGGATATGTACCAGTTGCAAACCGTGTAGCAGCCGCAATATAAATTAAAGGTTTTTCAATAGTCAAAATGTGAATAGTAGCGAAAAGCTATTCAAGATAAATCATACCAGATACAAGGAGGAAAAACGCAAATGAAAGAATTTGTGAAGAAAAAAGCGGTCATTGTCAAAGACAGACTGGGACTGCCAAACTACATGACCATGTTTTACATGGAGCCGGGGACATACAGCCCGGAGGACGTGCCGGAAATGTTCAAAATCAGAAACAAGATTGTTCCGGCAATTCTGATTTCACAGTATCACAATACAACAATGAAGAGCATGGGCGGTGACGTTGCAGTGTCCCTGCCGTACCAGCAGCCACGCCACACAATCACACTTGATGAAGCGGCAGCAGCCTGCGCCAGAAAGGGTGAGGGCTGGCACCTTATGACAAACACGGAATTTGTCTACTTACTGCATGAAGCAGAAGAACTGGGGCACACAATCGGCGGCAACATCAATTATGGAGCAAATGCAGACAACCCGGACGAAAAGGGCGTGACGTATGACAGAGGACGCACGCTGACCGGACTTGACCCGCTTACATGGTCACATGACGGAACCGCAGGCGGCGTGTTCGGACTTTGCGGCAATTTCTATGAATGGGTAACGGGCTTGCGCCTGCACTACGGCGTTATTGAGTATACAAAGAACAATGACGCAGCAGTGGACGGCTACACGACAGAAGCCCCAGACTGGCAGGCTGCGACAGTAAACGGAAAGCCGCTGCGATTATACGGAAACGACGGCGTGACACTTTCAACCCAAGAAGACGTGGAAGTGGCATGGGACGGCTGCCATATTAAGGACTTGCAGCTGGAAGAACTGGAAGAAATGCCAGAAATTGCGTACAAGCTGGGAATTGTACCGCATGACTGGAAGAACGAAACAGCCGGAATATGGGCAGACAACGAACTTGAAGAAGCCGTGCCTTTCCGGGGTTCGAGTTTCACCAACACTTCCTACGGTGGTGCTGGTGCGCTGAACTTGGGCAACCCCCGTTCTTACGCCCGCAGCTACGTTTCACTCCGTTCCGCTTTATTCTTGGAAAGCTGGAAACTGGTAACTGATTTACTGAAAGCGAGTGCGGAAGCACACGCAGGAGCGCAGGGCGAATGAGCGCAGATAATTTCCCATACGTCGAGGGACAGCCAGCAGAAATCTATTTTGACGGTAAATGGCACCGGGGCAAGATAATTGCCGGGTACAGATTTAGGGACGGAATAGTGACTGTGCAGACGGAAGATGGGCAGAAAATCTGGTGCGGCGAAAGCCGCAAAGAGTTGTACAGAGCATTGTAAAAATGGCAAGCAAAAAGCCTTTGAAGCTGTGCCGGAAACACAAAATCAAAGGCTTTTCAAAAGTCAATATGTTAATAATTCAATACACGTTTATTATACCATATTGGCGGTTACAAGTCAAACATTTTAGGGCTGAAAAGTCCTTGAAATAGCGGGTTTTATCCCTGCTAAACGGGCTTGTATGGGGTATTAACATTCCTACGAAATATATAAATTTATATATACGCTGTATGGATAATAAACAGGATTGATGGAGGATAGAACCACCCCACTTCTGGCATACCCTTATACGCTAAAAAGGTATCAGACAGAAAAGGAAGTGCAGTGGTGTTTATCAGAGAGAAGAAGACAGACTGTGCCAATTATAGAGAAGTGGACATAATACCACGAACAGAAGCAGCAGAGCAGGCAGCCAGAGGGAAGAGGGGGAAGAAAAGGAAAGTCAATGCCCCAAAGCAAAAGGACCTTAACGACAAGAACGCCAAACGGTATCTGGTGCAGTTGGGAAATGGCAACTTCCACATAGGGGACCTGCACACGTCCTGCACATACAGTGAAGAGAACCTGCCGGGCACAGTAGAAGAAGCAGAAAAGATAGTGACAAACTACCTGCGCCGCATAGCGTACCGCAGAAACAAGTTGGGGCTTGAACCCCTCAAATACATACTGGTAACAGAATACAAGTACACAAAGGACGGTCAAAGCATTAAGCGTATACACCACCATATCATCATGAATGGTGGAATTGACCGTGACGACGTGGAAATGATGTGGACAAAAGACCGTATCAACTGGAAAAAGACCAGTGACTCGGAATATAGAGCCGGTATAAAGCAGCTGGGCTGGGTGAACGCAGACCGCCTGCAAATGAATGAAAACGGCATAGAGGGTCTTTGCAAATACATTGTCAAGGACCCGCAAGGAAAGAAACGCTATTCCAGCAGCAGAAACCTTGACCGCCCGGAAGTAACCAGAGAGGACGGCGGGGAGAAGCAGCAGCGTGACCAAAACCACTGGAAGTATAGCCGAAATCTGAACGCACCGGAAGAAAAGTGCAATGATTTTAAGT